CTTTTAAATATTTTATTAATTTTTACCCATCTACATAACAGCCGGAGCTGCGGAAAAGACGGTAGTATTTTTGCTCAAGTCCGCGGGATCGCTAACCCCGTCTACCCCATTCCTTAAATGTGGGGAATTGCTTTGCGGTAAGGCCCCTAAGGACCTTAAAAGATATTTTCAAGTAGGCCTATACCCTTGCTAAGCGTCTTAAACAAGGGGGAAAGAGGAGTATCAATCTTTCCAGCCATATCTACAATATTTCGGGCAGGAGAAGCAAGAGTAGAGACAAATTTCTTAATCTCACTTATGTGCTTAGGATTCTCGTGCCACTGATCAAGATTCATCATAGCAGATGTTGCGGCTTCATGCTCAGAGGTTTTAGCCTGAGGCATAAGCATAGGAATGAACTGAGAAGTTGTAACATACTCAATGGCATGAACACAAATGAAAGTGCCATCACGGCCATCTTGGGAAGTTATTTCTGGAGCAATGATTAAATAGTCACTCTCCTGACACACGTCATAGGGAATATAATCTTGAGCAATGTGAGTTCCATCACCACTAGAAATATCCCGGAACTTAAAATCCTCAATTTGAGAAGGCCGAGCAAAACCATAAACACCCTTATCTGCAGGCCACACTGTGGTGTCCTGAAGGGGAGCAAGCTCTGAATAGATGGAGTTTTGGCCATTTTGGTATAGGCAGTAACCCTCCCAGCAGGAAGAGCCACTTGCTTGGAAAGCTGCAATCTTACCCTGACGATTCACAGGGGCGGCAGTATTAGAGTACATGCCGGACAGGGCGACAACTCGGGCTTGAGTCACCGTTCCTGCTATATCTAAGAGGCCAGGAAGAGTTTCGTGCGAAAAGACATCAGCGGAGCCAGAAATTTTGATGTCATCAATACCTTGAACATCAAAGGGAGAAGCCGCCTTTTCAGTGATACAAAAAGTATAATATCCAGAGCCGAAGCCTGTAGCATTATCAGTTAGCTGAACAACTGCTTCACCAACACCATTGGTAGTTGCAGTGACAGTCCTAAATGTTTCTTCGCCATCAAAAACACGGCAAACGACAACAGTAAAGGCTGTG